ACATTAACTCCTGATACATAAGCAGCTACCCATGCAGAGCCTGTATATACTTTCATAATTCCTACTACTGAATTAAAGTATAAAGCCCCAGCAACTAAAGCATTACCATCATTATCTACTGACGGTTCAGATGATTTAGTGCCAAGGTATCTATCATCAAATGAATCATACGCAGCTAATGTGGCATCTCTTGCAGATTCGGCAGCAGTCTGTGCAGCTTGAGCAGAAGTGGCAGCAGCAGGCGCAGCAATAATTGCAGCAAGATTAGTAGCCGCAGCATTAACAGATGCGATGTTAGTTCCAACAGCATTAATGTTAGTAATATTAGTCGCTACAGTAGATACATCATTAACGGAGCTAGTTGTTTCTGGGTTACCAGTAGACGCATTGAATGATAGATACTTCCCAGCACGAGTTGTGTTATTTGGCAGCGTCATGTTAATGCTAGTAGGGTCAGTTACAGGCGCACGGATAGAACGCTCTGCTGTCTCAGCTACTTGTTGAACTAGGATTGTTTGTGAATCCATTTCATCGTTCAAGGTGTTAGCAAAAAAGTCTCCACCAGTTGTAAAGTCTGATGACCTTTGAATAGCTCGACTACCAATAATAGTAATACGGTCTGTTCCTGTAGCCGCAACAACTAGAGTAATAGAACCAGTCCCTAGTGTTGGACTAATTGATACCGTATAGTCAGTAGTCAGAGTAAGTAATGTAGAGTTCTTATATACATTAATATCTGTATTAACTAATACTTCAAATCCAAAAGCATAAGGGCCGACACCAGCAGAGCCTGTGTAGACGATACGTCTTGGTACGTTACTAATTGGATAATCGGCCATTGCTTGCTTCCTCTATTGTGGTGCTATTTTTTAATAATATTATTGGTTAGGTTGAACATCAGGTTTTGGTGCAATAATTTTATATGTTGATATTTTTGATGCTGCCTCACGTTTTGCTCTTGCTTGTAAAACGTTTGAATATTTACTATCATTATATAAAACATCTTTTGCATCAGTCCAAGCTGAGCCCGCTGCGCTTTCTAGCTCTAAAGCAACTGAGCGTAAAAACTCCATGCTTCTTTCATTTAATTCTTTTCTTGATAAGTCTTTATTATCAAGGTCATACGCGTTTCTCATTTTATCAAATGAGTCAACAACCGATTGGATTCTTTCCACGATTGTAACATTTAAATCTCGATTAGCAATCCTTAATAACTCATCATATTCATCTGGAGATAAGTCAACCTTAACTGACACTTTTTGCATATCTTCTGTTTCAACAGACTGATTAAGGAATGGAGGTGGAGTTCCAACTTTTGCTTGAGACATCTCAATAATTTTATTAACTTTATCTGCTTTGCCTTCTTTAACTTTAAGTGGAGATAATGGATATTCAACATCAATAGGTTCATTTCTCCAGTTCCTAGACAATGGCAATGTTGTACTTAGGCCAGGAGTCTTATTGTATAGCTTGTTAATCCCTTCTTTAAGCCCTTGCATAACTGCATCTTCATTTGGGTCAGCGGCAGTATTTCTTGTATTAATGTCTTGAGTTGTTCTGATAGATGAAAGCAACCGACTTCCAGGAACAAGGCCATGTAACATTTCTACAATTGAACTTGTTGTATCTTTTACAATGCCTTCCGCTTTAATATCTTCACGCTCTTTATATACTTGATGCAATCCAGTAAGTGCTTTCATTGCACCATTAACTAATACAGAGTCATCCATGTAATCACTAATGGCTCCTATAATAGCGGCAACAGGCTGTTTTACCTTTTCATTATCTCTCTCATATAATGAATATTCTGTATAGTTTGCTGATACTTGAGCCAATGAACCAACTAAGCCAAGACCAGATAAAGAAACAAAAACATAATCAGAATAATTATTTTTACCAATAGTTGCATTTGGCAACATATTAAGCTCTTGTTGCTGAGCCGTTGTAAATGTTTCTTTATTATCGCTAAATGGAAAGATAACTGATTTTGGAATTTTAATACTATTAGGTTGCCACCCTTGCGCCATCATGGCATCCCTTGTTTTTTTATCTCCAGGGCCAGAACCAGTAATATATCCATCAGCAGCTAATGAAGCGAATCCATACATAACACTAGAGCCTACTGCCATTCTTGAAACTGCCATGTCTACTTTTTTAGGGTCTGCTGATTTTAAATCTTTCATCAGCCTTCCATTTTTAAGTGAGCTAAGTACAGAATGAAATGCAGACTTTTGATTAACGTCACCAGATATTGCTAATCCAGCAGGTGTATATTCAATTAAATTGTAAATATCATTTGCAGTTGTTCTTGCAAAAGAAAACATTGTTTTAAAAGCAAGTCCAGTCGCACCTTCTAACTGGGTAAGTTCTTCTAATTTTTTAGTAATTGGGCCAGCATCTTGCTCTAATACAGATTTTTTTGCTTCATCCCATAAATTATCTGGAGGATTATTTAACGCATCTGCATAAGAATTTTTAGATGCCATTGACGCTTCATCTATACTTCTGCCGTAATCTAAATATTCATTAAATGTATCAATTTCTTTTCTTGTAGCATAAGCAACAGTTTCTAATCTGTAGTTAATTCCCTTGAAAAACTCACCACCACTTAATGTTAATTTGCCACCATAAGATGCCAAAAGATTTAACGTAGCCAATCCTTTTCCAGCAAGGGTTTCTGTATTGTATTTAAAAATATCAACAGATTTATTACCAGACAATTCAGCTCTACTAGCTCCGCCTTGGCTAGATATGCCAGACTTCCATGCTTTAGATGCAAGTTGCGCACCATCTATAGATGCTTGTTTATATGCCTTTAACATAGCATACGCTTCTGTAAAGTAATAACGCTCGGCAGTATCCATCCCAACAAGTTTTTTTAATGGGTATGTAGCATACCAAGCTGTAGCTGCACCAGCTCTAGTAAGTGGCAATACTCCAAACGCTTTTAATGATTCTCCAACGCCTAGTCTTGATAATGTGCCTGGGCCACCAAGTACGTTATTAGACCAAAGACGTTTTGCTTTGCTCCATCCGTCATCGCCAGCTACTGCGCTAGAAATAACATTTCCAAAATCAGCATCAGAGAATGTATCATCCATAATCATGCGAGCTAATTCATCTAGCCTATCTGCTGGCATAGTATTATTTAATAAATCTTGAGCTTCTTTACTAGCCAGAACATCATCTACCTTTACTTTTGCCATGCTTAATGCAGACGCAGTATCAGACTTATAACCTTTAACAGAGCTAAATAAATGTTGATATAATTGCATTTGCTTAACTGCCATTAATCTTTCATCAGCAGTAGCTTCTTTACTACCAACTTTAACAAATAATTCTTTTAAGCTATTTTTAATATCTTTTTGCATAACCATAACTGTTGCCATATTTTCTGAATTGGCAGGCAATGTTTTGCTTGAAAGACTATTAATAAATTTTGGGTCATACCCAGCTTCTTCTGCCATAACAACAAGTTCAGCTTGGGTGGCTGTTGTTGTTCTAGCAGGAATTGATTGAGACAGCGCATCCAAGACTGCTTGGTCGTCAATATTGTCACTAGCAACTAATAAGTTAATTGCTTTGTTAGGAGACTTTAATTGTTCTCTTGCTTGCGCAAGTAAAACATCATCACCAGCTGCTTCTGCTTGAGCAATCTTTTCAGTCTCTAAAATAATATCTTGCTTAGACTGTTCAACTTGTAAGTTAAACTCTTGCAAATCCGCAGGAGCCTGTTGATTTACTTTATCTTTTAATTTAGCAAGTTCTTTCTTATTTACTCTTTTGTTTACAGTAGGAATGGTTGCAACTGGCTCGACTGGTGGAGTAGGAACTTCTCCAGCATTAGGCATCTGTACTTCTGAAACTGTCTTTTTAAATGCACTAGATTTAATATTTTTAATTTCACCTAATGCTTTTCTGCCAAGCATAGCAACTTGTATTTCTTCTCCAGTAAAAACTGGGCTTTCAACTTCTGGCATAACTTCTGGGCTATCAACAAGATTATTTTCTGTTGGAGCGTCGATTGGAGCACCAGCCTTATCTGACATATCAGCAGACAAAGTTAATTTGTTCAAGCGGCTATCATTTGATTCAATCATTGTTTTAAGCCTTTATCTTTTTTTGCAGTTACGCTAACTGCTGGAGCAACAATTATAGCGCCTTTAGCTGCTTTTGCAGCATCCATGCCATATTTAATTGCAGCACCAGGAGCCACTAACTGACCAACAGTTTCATCAACAATAAAGTCAGGAGAAACTTCTGGCAAGTATTGATTGAGAAATTTCTTAACTTCTTCTAATCTTGGAAGGTTAGTATTTTTTTCCATCCCATCAATAAAAGCATCAAACCATTTCTTGCTTTCTGGATTTTGAGCAATATTTTTTATGCCATTATACAACCCTTCAAGTTCACCAAAAAGAGCTAACTCTGAATCAACAACGCCACGTAATGCTGCATATCCGCCTTTGGTTACTTCTTCTGGATTAATTGTTTGAGATGATACTTGCCCAATTACTCCGCCAACATCTACTACTGGCTCAGGATTGGGATAGTAATATTCATCATACGCATTTGAATATAAATCTTTTAACCCCATTTTATTTGGCTCCATCAGACAAACTTGTCCACAATACATGCGTTATATTTTTTTGTTTAATATAATCATCATAGTCATCTAATAAATTTCTAGCTTCGCTTGAATCTTTATTTATACCTTTTCTTTTAATATAATTTTCAGCAGACTCTTTATCAAAGTTTGAATTTGGATACTTTTCAAAATAAGTTCTTTGACGTTTTAAAGCACGTTGATATTTTTCGCTATTAACTCTAGCAGTATTTGCATCTTTTAATGCTTGCTCGCCAGTTATATTTGGGTTTGCTTGTAACCTAGCTTCAACATCATCACTAAGGTCATTCATTGTGTCGTATTTTTTATTTTCCCATGGCTTGTTATTATCATTAACAATGGTCTTAATGCCAGCAGAAGTAGCAGCAAAATCTCGTTGACCAACCAATGAAATAAGCCCACCAATTTGTTTTGAGCTTAATCGTCCTGCACTTAATTTCTTTACTTCTGATTCTGTTTTAATTGTGCCTTGCCATATTTGACGTTTAATACTACCAGCTAAAATTGGGTCTCCATCATCATCTCCATTTTCACCTTTATAATATGCCTTTACTTCTGCTCTAGACATATAGCCAGAATCAAACATTCCATCAACAAGGGAATCTTTTTCATTCTTTTTTAAAGGGCTATTTGAATCAAATACTAATTTCCAATTTTTTTGATTTTCTTTTTCTAAGTTAGCAAGATTAATTTTTTTTGTTTTATCAATAGAATCTAATTTATTTGCTCTACGTTTAATAGATTCAGAAATAATTTTTTCTTGGTCATCATAACTTAAAGCTGCAAATTTAAAATTAGCGCCAGGCTCACCAAAATCTCCAGATGTAATTTTTTCTAATGCTTTTGGGTCTTTATCAAATGTATCTTTTAAAGTTAGTTTAACAAAATAATTAATTTTTATATCTTCAAATTTTTTGTCTAATGCTGTAATTGAAGTATATGCAAAGTCAGCGCCACCTTCTCGAGCAATAGCAGAATAAGTTTTTCTAAGCAATGAAGTTTGTGAATTAATTATTTGCGGGTCGCTTTCTGCCTCATAAATAGACTCAGCTAATTTAACAGCAACCATTTCATAGTTCTTAGTTTCTACTTTTTTATCTAAGACATAGTCATCATATAATTTATCTAATGATAATTTGTGTAAATTTTTAATTAACGCGCCAGATGATGCTTGAAATTTCATAGCTGTTTCTGGGTCTAAAGATTTTAATGGCTTAGACATTCCATTTTGTAATGCTTCAAACTTTGCAGAAATTTCGTTAGGGTCAGTTATTTGACGCATCTTAACTTGATTTGCAATGTCTAATGCAGAAGTATTTGCAGACACTTCTAATTGATTGCGCAATTGCTCTGCTTGAAACTTACGTAGTGTGTCTTGCCAGATTGCACCTCCACCAGTAGCCTTCACTAAATCATTAGCAGTCAAGCCTGATTGTTCAGCGTTTTTTAAATCATCAAGTGTAATGGGATTGGTTACAGCAAATTCCTCTGCTTTTCGTGCAGTTTCTTTTGCTGCTATTTTAGTAGAGAAATCAGCCAATCTATCTAAATTATTATTAATGTTTTGAGTTAGCTTAATGTTCTCACGTACATTAGCAAAATCTAATGATGGCAAGTCTGAATAAATGCGCCCAGTTTCTTGATATTTAGGTAATTCAGCCATTATTGATACCTTGGTAATTGAACGCCATATTGATTAGTTTGCATGCCAAATTTAATTGGAGATGCTGCATTGCTTGAGCTTACAGCCCCTGCTGCTGACCCAGTTGCAATTTGAGAGTATGAAAATGCTGCGCCACCAATCTTACCAATAGCATCAAAGTATGAACTTGTGATTGCATTATCTGCTGCTTCTTCAAACATACTTGCTTGAATGTCGCCAAATGATTTTGCTGCTTTACCACTTTCTTGCAACACACCAATTTCTTTACCAGCACGTTTTGCATTGGTAGTTTGAACTAGTGCCGCAGAGCCAGAGAATCCAGATACACCACCAGCAAAACCACGAGCAGCAGCAGTAGCATTAGTTTGCAATAGTCTATTCATTGATTGGTTTGCTTGTTGCTCATATTGCAATTGCTCACGCCCAGCTTTAAGCTGAGCTTGCTTTCCTTGCAACTCATACATTTCAGCTTGTTGCTGGCCCTGCCTAATAGCACCAAATGCTCCAAGCACAGACGATGCTACTGATAAGTATGGTGATACTGCTGCTATAATTGGAACTACTGCTGCCATAATTATGTCCCCTGATGTACTGCTACTTTATATTCCATCCCAAGCAAAGTAAACTTGAGTGGATATTCTTGTGAAACTGTAATCTTTCCTTCTGTTGTATAGCCAAGGATGCCATTCAATGTTTTAGTCCCAGTAAATTCTGGAACACGCTGGTCTAATATTCCAGCAGTATCCATTGTACGAAATGGAACTTCAATATTGTTAATTCTTAAATGTTGAGTTTCATATACCATTGCATTAACTTCAACAATACGCTTTTTAAATCCAACACGGGTGCCAGTTTGAATTTTTAAATCTACTGGCATTGTTCTGGCTTCTACATAAACAGGAAGGCCTATCTCATAAGACGTAGTAGATGGCCTAGGAATTGATACAGAGCCTCCAGCGCCAACAACTTCGTTTGCTTGAACCAATCCATCAAGAATAAGATTTGTTGTCTCTCCTACAAGATGTGATGCTGTTATAGAAGATACTGCTCCCCCAGTTTTTGAACAGTCTGTTAAAACTGAATGGTCAAACTTTTCAACATAATATTGAATCACACCATTAATTGTACGTTTAACAACGCTATAGATGTCAGTAATGTCTACGCTTGTGTCTAAAAATTTACCATTTGTTGTAATAAACTCTGATGGAGCAATAACGTTTTCCATACGTAATAGTGAATAAACTGCAAGAGTTCCGTCAGCTTCATTAGTAATTAATAGTAAATCATTTTCATCAGTATCAACTGCTTTACGTAATGCCATGCGTTTTGGGTTTTTAAGCAAATGTCCAGATAGTAATGAAATCTTACTTGTAACATACGTAAGTTGCGTATCGCTAAATGAAACTTCGCTTAGTGCTTTGCCTTGACGTTGAATAAACAATGTGCCTGCATCAAGCAATTGAACTCTAACGCCTGGCTTAGTTCCATTTCTGCCTGCTGTACTTACAGTAAATGAAGCTGGAGTAATTGGACTTAGGCCTTGTTGTGGCACATAGAACTCACCGCCAGTAGTAAATATTTGCAAATCACGACCAGACACAATGTCAACAATAGCATTAAAAGTATTGGTATCAAGTGTTGCTTCTAGCGCATCATCATCAAATCCTTCTGCTGACTCAAAGTCAAAGAACTGACCTACACGGCTTCCCCAAATAGTAGATGGCCTTGCCTTACTACCAGCAAAGTATAAGCGACCTTGATGGAACGTTACAGAACGAGGATAGCCTTTAGTTGCAGACCATACATTTTCATAACCAGTTTCAAGTTCCCAGTTACCAGATGCAATTACTGATGTATCAAATAATGGAAACTCTGTTGTTACGTTTACTACAGTTGTGCTGACATACTGGATAATCTTTGCTCGGCCTTGTGGCGTTATATTAATGTATTGACCTTCATGTGAAGCATTAAATACAGCCGCAGATGCAGTAAGTTTAATCTTTCCAGTTACAGCAGATGGAGTTAAAGTTCCAGCAGGATTACTATACGCAAGTGTAAACGCATATTTAGGAATACTATCAAATGCCAATGCAGATGAAGTCCATGTGCTATCAGACCCTCCTCGTACAATTATAACTGGAGGTATGTTTTCATTAGTAACAATTAATGTATCTGCTGATTGTGTCCAGCACAAATCATTTAGCCTAGACGCGGCAATTGTTGTAACTAAATATGGATTTCCACTACCATTAATATTAGTTATTTGTGCGCCATTCTTAAACACATACATGCGATTATGTGTAAAACAAAGCATATAACTATCAGATACGCTGAACTCAAATGGAACTAAACGCACACCATTACCAGCAGATTCAACTCCGCTATTTGGAAGTGATGTAATATATTTTGTTCCAGACCTACGAGTAATTCCGCCTTGGGGTTGGCATACTACATTTGTAGCTTTTTCTAATGCGTTGCCATAAGTTTTTAAATCAGTACGAGCACGGACAAGTGGGTCTAATTCACCACTTGTAAAGTTTGTCTGCATTGTGACAAAGCGAGCCATGTACTATCCTCTGACAGCGATTAGTGAAAAATCTTTAATACTATTTACTGGTTGATTTTGACCATCAATGTTCATAGCTGTACGCATATAACCACCACGACCATTCTCACCAGGAGAACCAACTGATACTCCTTGCCAATAAGATGCTTTTTCTGTTTGGTCTGTAATAGGCATTGCAATATGCCATGCTGTCATATACTTAAGTAGCTGAATAAACCATACTGGCATCTCAGTCTCAGGTACATAATACTGATAATCAACGTAGATTGTTTCTTCGTTAGTTAATAATTTGGAACCCATAATACGATAAGCCGTAATTGGATAATTGCTAATACCATTTGAATTGTAGACCGCGCGTGGCGCACCAAGTCTATCTGATGGCATTTGATATTCATATTTAAATTCATTGACTGGCGTAGTAACTAAACGCGCCAATTGAGTCTTTTTAAAAGAAAAGCTCCAAGGGTAAACCATTAATGCTTGGTCACGTAAATCTGGATATAGTCGGTCACATATTGAGGCTTCGTCAGTTCCTTCTGTAAAAGAAGTAATAGGTTTAGCACCTAGCATCAATAATGCGTCAGAGCAAATTGATAATGCTGAATCACCACTAGCCATATTATCCTCTACATATAATAAAAGCTACCCCACCTTTTGAGCAGAGTAGCTAGTTTTAATACTGATTAGTCAGTATTTGTTGCACTTACAGTTGTACCATCTGCAATATCCACAACACCAGAAGCATTAGCACGAACATAAGAAAGCACTAATGATGGAGTAGTTGTATCATATACAAAAATTACATCGCCAATAGAAAGCATTGTTGACAAAGAATTAAAGTAACCAGATGTGTTTACAGTTGCTTGAGTATCAGCAGTTTTGTAAGAGTAGATACTTGGAGCATTGCCACCCTTAGAAGCTGCGATTGTTGAAAAACCAGTTGCTGAATAAGCCATTATCTATTCTCCTCTTAAGATTCGCGAGCAACGATAGACACAACACCTTCTGCGTCGATAGTAGTTGCGCCAGCAGAGAACATAGATGCAACCAAGAATGATGTTTTTTCTGGGATGTAATTGATTTCTGTTTTTGGAGCAATGCCTTCGCCATAGCCGATTGCATCTTTGTGGAACGCAAAACATGTACGGTCTAAGTTGCCATCAATTGCTAGACCACCTTCTGGACGGTCACCTAATACATGGAATTGGAAGCCCAAGAATGTATCAAGTTCACCAGCAACAAGTGCTTTAACAGTATTAAAGTCAGAGCTAGTTACAGCAGTTTCTGACAATAATGATTGTAAGCCATTTGAATGGATAACAATGTGACGGTCCATAGGTGGAACGTTGTTTTTGTCCATCAAGCCTTTAGCTTGACGAAGTTTAGCTACGTTCATGTTAGTGTTTGTGCCACCAATGCTGTTAGCAACAGTTAATGATGTGCCTGAGTTTGCCAATGCGCTTAATACCAATTGGTCTTGACGACGACCAATAGCATTACCTAGCACTTGAACAAGCTCTGAACGCTCATCAAAGTTTACTTTTTCTTGTGAGAAAATGTCGCTGTATTCAGCAGCAATCCAATCTTCCAAGTTTAATGTAACGCTAGAAAAACCAACGTTTAATGGTGTAACATCTGTTTGGCCAATACGAGGTGTAGCAACGCCACGACCTACTTTTGGGAATTTTACTACAGAACCTTCAACTCCACGACGCTGACGTACAGCACCTACCAACATTGCTTTACCTTGGTATGCTTGTTTAACTTCTGCGTCAAAGAGGGTTACAAAAGCATTTGATAATGCAATACTCATTTTGTATCTCCTGATAACGAATTAAAATAAAGTTTTGTGCTGTGGTGTGCCGTCAGATAACGGGCCGTTGCTTGCTATTTACGTCAGCCATTCGTCAAGTTTACTTGAATTACGGGTCACAATGTGATATGCCGTATGCGCTTTATACCATACCTGATAAATAAATACAATAGACTTTCCCTGTTTAATTAAAAATATTTATTAGACAGGCAAAAAAATACCCACCGAAGTGGGTAAAAGTCTATCGGAGAATATGCTTAACCGAATACTTGATTAAACATACGTTCTACTTTAGCACGGTACGCTGGGTCTGTCTTGTATTTTGGGTCTCCAACCATGCCCATCAATTCATCTTTAGATGGTGCGCCATCAACAGGAGCTGAGTGCGTAGGGATTCGACCTTCATAAGACTCACGAAGTTTCATTAGAGCTTTAATGCCATTAGCAGTTCCGCCCATAATTTTAAATTCTTCGAAATCATCTTTACCCCAAATGCCTTTGTTGACTAAGCCTGAACCCCATTCTGTCATGCCGCGAATAATTGAATCAGCATTAGGGCCAAGAGCTTTTTTCTCAGCAGCAGCATTAAACTTAACTTGCTGTACTTGCTCTCCACTCATATCAACAACTTTACTTACTAGCGCATCAAGAGCAACTTGACTTACGCCATACTCTTTAGCCCAGCCTGCAACGTGTTGACGAACAGGGTCATCTTCTGGCGTATTGCCAAATGAAGAAAAATCATAGTTGCCATCTTCGGGTGCTTTGTGTTTACCTTGACTAATCTGCTTACGCAAATCTGTCCATGACTTTGCAATAGCCTCAAGGTCAGGCTCTGCATCATCTTTCTTCCAAAAATTTTCAGGCCACCAATCTGGGCGCTCTAGAGGACTGTCATCTTCTGGTGCTTGTAGATGACTAATTTGTGTGTTGTTTGCATCTACTTCTTTAGTTTCAAATGAAGCATTGTCCAGTAAGCCTTCAACGGGTTGTTCTCCGCCTTGGGGCTGGTTTGTTTCTTCAATCATTTAATTTCCTTTGCTTGTTTTATGCGATATTCCAAATCCCGTACAACGCTACATTGACCCTCACGATAAAATGCAAAGCTAGGGTCAGCTCCTGGCACGGCTACAGGATGCTCTAGTATGGTTTGGCGTAACCATTCCATTAATTTCTTACCTTCTTCGTTAGAAGCTAACACTCGGTGGCATAGCTTACTTAAATCTTCACGCGCTTGCTCGACATCACGAACGTCTTTTTGCTGTGATTCTAGTCCTTCCCATCCATCTAATTGCATTATGCTTCCTCTGTTGCTAGTTGTAGTGGAGTTAAATCCTCATCTGTCCAGAAGTCTTTAGCAAGCATTTGTTCTAAATAATCTTTATTAGATTCTAAATCTATTTTTTCATTTTCGGATAAAATGTCTTTAGCTTTTAACTCTATAATTTTAGCAACACTTTGTAAACAATAGTCATATTGCAATTCAATATCAATCATATTAGCCTACTCTCCATTGAGTGCCATCAAAATAAACAGGAACATTTGCCCCAATTCCCGTGCCGCCCGCTGTTACTGGTGAACCAAATACTGGGCTTAAAGCATCAGTTACAAAAGCCCTTGCCCCAACAGTTGCTGTAGGCAATGAACCAACTGTATAGTTTGTGCCATAAATAACACCACGCAATTGTGTTAAATTAACAGATGTATTACCCAACACGACTGAATTAGAACCAAGTCCAACAGCAGATGCACCAATAACTGTTTCATTTGAATTAGTAGATTGTGAACCAACTGTCTGATAACCAATGTAAGTATTACTAAATCCTGTAGTACAAGCATTTGTGCCTGCTAAACCCCATCCTGCTTGATGTCCTAAAGCAGTATTAAATCTTCCTGTAGTATTGGCATATAAAGTCTTGTGACCAATTGCAGTATTAGATGCTGATAAACTTGTAGATGCAGTACCAACACCACTAGAGTATAGTGATTGATAGCCAATGGCTGTGCTTCCATTTCCTCTGTGCGTTGCACTATATAATGATTGAAATCCAATTGCAGTTGTAATAGCAGTATCACTTGAATAAGAAGCTTCCGTTCCAATAGCAATAGAACCCTCACCACTTGTTCCTGTAGCATTTGAAACTGCTCCAGAACCAATGATTACTGTATTGTTGCTAGTAGATAATGCTCCACCAGCGTAAGAGCCTATAAAAATAGAATTAATTGCATTTGTACTTTGAGCAATTCCGCTACCAATACCAGTTGTTCCAGTATATGTTCCACCTAAACCAGCACCAATTCCTACACAATCATACACATCACCAGAACCTGTAAAAACATTACCAAGTGCAATGTTATAAGAACCATCTACATTATTTGATAATGCAGCATATCCAATGGCTATATTGCTAACTCCATTGCTGTTATTTGGCATTGCATAATGTCCAATAGCAATATTATTTGTTCCACCATTTAATACAGATAAGGCATTTGTTCCAATGCCAATATTGGCTGTGCCTGAAGCGGTGCTGCTAGATAATGCACCAACACCTAAAGCAAGGTTAGTAGATATTCCTGTATATCCCTTACCAACAGTTACTCCATTGACTGTAATATCCTTTTGAGTAACAACATTTCCAAGAAAATTTACTTCTCCATCAATATAAGTAGTTGAACCTAAGTAATTTTCATCTGACCCAACACCAATATAATTTGTTACTTCTTTGCCTGTTCCAAAATAATTATATTGAGTACCTGCGGAAATTAAAGTAGAAAATCCAAAAGAACCATATTGAGAAGTTCCAATATTTACATTACCTGAAATTGTAGGAGATGCACTTAATACAACACTACCTGTGCCTGTAGATGTTGTAGTACCTGTTCCACCACGATTAACTGCAATTGTATTGCCATTCCATGTAGCTGATGTAATTGAGCCAGGATAACTAAAAGTGTTAGTTGACCATGACACATTCGATGGTGATATATCATGCCTATCCCAAGAGCCAGCCGCAATTGCATTTGACAACAAAGTAACTATTACATAACCGCCACTTGGTACAGATACAACTAAAGTTCCAGAATTATTGTTTACAGTAATTGCACCACTAGACTGGTTATTATCAAATTGAAATTGTGCGCCATTTGCTAAAGTAGTTGCATTAGGCAATTGGATTGTTTGGCCACCTGAACCAGTAATAGAATATCGACGGGTTGATGATGCTGTTAATGTGATTGGCGTAGTTGCAGCTTGTTGCAAAAATGCTTCATTAATAGCATTGACTGTAATGTTTTGATTTGCATCACGCAATACTACTGAGTTTGCACCACTTGTTCCATAAGATGTTCCCCATGCGCTACCTGTTGAATTTGGTATTCCAGCGCCAGGGTAAACCATCCCGCCACCAGTTGCATCTGGAAATGGATTAATGTTATTTTTATAAGCATCAGCAATAATTACTAATTCTTTTTGACGGTCAAATAATTTGTCATCACGACCACCACCGCCACCGCCAGTTGGAACAATAATCCACTTGCCCCAATCTCCATCGTCTTGCTGAAACCTAAACTTAAGACCTTTAATCTCATGTTTAGGTATTGGGCCAGTTAGACCTCGCTCGCCTTCATCACCTTTAAATCCTCTAGCCCCAATAAATCCACGTTCACCTTGTGGGCCAGCATCCCCTTTATCGCCTTTGTCACCTTTTGCGCCAACAGCGTCAGCTCCTCTGTCGCCTTTATCGCCCTTTTCACCTTTAGGGCCTTGCGCTCCAGTATAGCCACGTTCTCCTTTTTCGCCTTGCTCACCCTTTTCTCCAGGAACAGGAACATTCTTTAGAATAATCTCGCCTGGCTCT